GACTGCGCTGTCTTGATCTGACCATCGTATAAGTAGTGGATCTAACGTGTTAGTCGTATCTAAATAGGCTGTAGTGCCAAAACAAAATACAAACCTGTTAATGTCTGATACCAGTATCTTGTTTGCTACAGCAGGTACACTAAGTGCGCCTGTCCTACTAGATAATAAATGAGCGGTAGTAGTTAGCGCTCCATCACCATCCCAGTAATATAGAGGCCCACCACGAAAGTTTAAGACAAGATCCTCACCAAAATTAGCTTGACCCCACAACCGTATACTACCAATAGAACTAAGGCCGTCACTCCATGTACCACCACCCCAAGCACCAGCGCCCCATCCGTCTGTAGCTACCTCTATCTCGTCACCTGAGTTTATTTTGTATGTGGCTGTTATAGCAGATCCGCCACCTTTAGTAGCCGTGCCAGCAGATGCGTTTGACACTGTAATAGCGTAAGCATCGGTATACGCAAAAGATACAGCATTGTTGTTTGGCATTGTTTTGGCATTAGCTATAGTGATCTCATTCTGGTCTGATATAGCAGTAACTATTTCACTTACTGCCGCACCGCTACTGTCAGTGCCTGTCATGGTCATACCAATAGCTATTGTGCCGACATTAGTGTCTAATAACACTGTAGTGCTAGAACTGGGCGACCCATTGTTTATTTGTGCTGTAGCTTGTTCTGCTGTGTTATACGATATTTGGTACTCTTTACTGCTACCGCCACCAAGCAATATAGACTGTGTTATACCATCTACGGTTGCCACTGTGCCCCCAAAAGTAACGTAATCGCCGTCTTGGTAGCCCCCATTAGTGTCCACTACGTATACAGTTGTAGAGGCACTTGCACCTGTAACTAGGGGATTAGCCGCCAGCGTGCCTGTGGCGTTAAAGTGTAAAATGGCATTTAGGGCAAGACTTGTGCTAGTACCAAGGGTAATGCTACCTTGACTAGCTACGGCGTCAACTGTAGCACTGAGCGCACTACCACTAGCGTCCGTGCCTGTTACTGTCATACCAACACGGATAGTACCGACGTTATCCTCAAGCGTGACAGTTGTAGAACTAGATGTAGCTAACTTTACCGTGGCTGTGGCAGATTCTGTAGGGGTTACGTCATAATACGTTCCAGCAGACTCTATATAGAACTTAGTGTTTGTACCAACACCTACATACAGCTTACTGGCTAGGGTGCGCCATGTGTGCAATGAACGGCATATACCATCAAATACAGCGCTAGATATACGTCTCCACCCACCAATCTTTTCCGGCAAACCTTTACGGAACCGTACCTTGTCAGAGTCGTTCCAGCCTTCTTCAGCGCTATAACGCGTACCTTCTTTGTTGACACCGGGTTGTAGTTGTATCTTGCTCAGTGGCATATTTATTCTCCATCAGCAAGCATATTCGCAACACGTTGGCTACGTTGTCCTACCTGACGAGCGTAATTACTGTCTAACAACTCTGTACCAGCGCGTTCATACTCACCAGCCTCTATATGAGCAATGGTTTTCTTAAACTTCTTAAACGTAGCCATACCCATGTTAAACACAAGGTTAATTACCGCTTCTTTACGTAACGGGGTCAATTCGGCAAACCAAGGGAACTCACGCGTACATTCACCTGCACATCGTGCTATGTCGTTGGCAAGGAGCATCATGGCCTCATCTTTAGTGATTCCGACCTCCTGTATATTTCTCCCAACGCCAATAGTGAGCTTATCGGCGCTACAGTGGTAAGGCTTTAACTCCAAACCCTCGTCTATAACTAATTGATCTTGCAGTCTTTTTAAGTTAATCATCTGTTTTGTGGCTCGCTCCAAAGTAAAAAGAGCTTATCCCTGAAACAAGCCCTCCGAGATACCCCAAGACCAAAGACACGATAGTATCGCTGTTTGCGTCAGGGGGCTGAATAGTAACGAGGAAAATATACCCAACGAAGCCAAAAAGACTAACAAGTCCAAATACTCGTGGCGTCCAATCTCCCTTATGAGCACGTCTAGCATCTTGTACATCAGCAGTCTCCAATGCAAATATGTCTACGTCCATCTTCTTCATCTGTGCTTCAAAGTCTAACTCGGCCTTCTTTATCTCAGCAAGTTGTTCTGGTGTGGCGTTCTGCATAGCTGTAGATATAGATTTAGCATCGGTTTTGCACCCTAATACAGCACTTATGGCTTTT